ATCAGGCTGACATCGGCCCGGACCGGGCCCTCGGAGCCGAGCTTCAGGGCTTCCTTGGTCACATTCTCGAGTTCGGCGGCATCCACTCCGGCCCCAATCCGGGCGGCCTGCCCGCGATCGACCTCGAGGAGCCCCGATTCGAGGCGGCCATGGGCGACCTGGGTGAACGGCTCCTCGATGGCTGACCTACTCGAAAAGCTGCACATCGACGCCGGGCTGAACTTGTTGCGCGCCGACGCCGGCCTGGTCGTGTACCCCAACGTCAAGGGCTTCGTGCCGCCGAAGCTGAACCCGCCCTACGTCCGGGTTGACACGTTCATCGAGCGGCCGCCGGCCGATCCCGGCAACTCGCAGTCGGGGCTGTCGACAACGTGGACGGTGCGCTGGTACTGCCGGGCGGTCGCGTCCAACGAGTACGGCCTGGCCGCCTTGGCGATGCGGCTACGCGCGGCGCTGCTCGACGCGCGGCCCACCATCTTGGGTCGCAACTGCGGACCGATCCGCGACGACGGCTCGTTTCCTGGCAACCGTGACGACGCGACCGGGCCTCTCGTCATGAGCGCCCTGCACATCTACCGCATGAAGACCTACGGCTGACCTTTCTTCCGCACGACCGTCCATCGCCGCTGTACGGCTCTCTCCCTTGAAAGGAGGGCCGCTATGGCGGCTCTGACCTCTGTGTCCATTACGACCGCGGGCAACACGCCCGCGCCGGTTGCGGTGGCCGCCTCCGACACCATCGCCGCCGGCCAGTTCGGCTCGACCGGCTGCATCCTGCGCGTCATCAACGCGGGCGGCACCCAGGACAGCGTGACGATCACCGATCCGAACCCGACCGTCATCGGCAACCTGGTGACCGCGCCGACGGCGGTGGTGGTGCCGATCACCACCGGCATCCGCATGATCTTCATTCCATTGGCGGCGATCAATCAGACGACTCAGTTGGCCACGGTCAACCACTCGTTCATCACCACCGTGACCTGCGAACTCTACCGAATCTGAGGAGCTGGTCATGTTCGCCGCTTTCCGTCACCCCGACGTTGCCGTGGCCGGCGTCCTCCCCGCCGAGGCGGCCGAGTACCAGCGCGCGCAGGGCTGGTACCGGGTCTCCGACTGGTCCGAGCAGCCCCAGTTCAACCTGGCCGGCTACGGCCCGGACGCCCCCGACCTCGACGCATTACCCGATCCGGAGCCGACTGCCAAGCCGGCCGTCAAGAAGACCAAGGAGCAGTAATGGCAGTCGTTCCTATCGACGGCATGGTGCGCGCGTACTGGCTTACCGCGATCGCCAACCTCAACGCGCCGACCGTCGCCGAGGGCAACGCCGGGACCTCCATCCACGGCTACATCAACCCGGACGGGCTGGACATCACCTGGGCCACCGGCTCTGTTGACGTCGGTAACCTGGGCTCCACCCAGAACGCACAGGCCGCCGGGCGTCGTACCTGCACCATCAACATCACCTTCCACCATGACGGCACCGTGGACACCGCCTACAACCTGATGGTGTACCGCAACACCGGCTTCCTGCTGCTGCGGTACGGGGTGCTGGCGACCACGGCGTGGACGATCGCGGACAAGGTCGAGGCGTACCCGATCCAGATCGGGCAGACGTCTCAGGTCAAGCCGCAGCCGGACGGCACGTGGGACTTCACCGTGCCGATGATGGTCACCTCCGACGCGAGCCCCCGCGCAGTGATGGCGTAGGCGTGCCCACCTTCGAGGAGGTCATGGCACTGGTCGCGCTGCCGGAGGACACGGTGTCGCTGTGCCTGGCCGCCAATCTCCTGGCTGAGATCGGTGACCTTCAGCGCCAACGCGCAGAGGCACCGCCGCCATCGAACCTCGGCGAACGCTCCCCGGCCTCGGTGCTGGACGAGCGGATCGCCGAGGTCGCCGAGCAGATGAAGGCATCCACGGTCGCCTTCAAGCTCCTTGCCCTCAACGGCCGGGAGTGGATTGCCTTCCACGCGGCCCGGCCGGTGATGGTCAAGGACGAGCCCGACGCGGTGTGGCAGGAGCGCATCTTCCCGTGGCTGGCCGACATGGTTTCCCGGACCTGTGTCGAGCCGGCGATGACACCCGAACAGGTCGGCGAACTGGTTGACCGGCTGCCCGCGCAGTCCTGGGCGCTACTACAGAACGCCTGCTATGACATCAACATCGGGGTGGTGGAGGCCCCAAACTTCGCAGCCGTCTCGTCGCCGACCACGCCCTCCGACGAGACGTCGAAGCCTCCTACGGGGCCGGATGCAGCTATTCGGAATGGCTCGGCGCAGAGCCGGCGGAAGTCACGACCTTCGAGTACGACGGAGACCGTCTCGCCCGCAGCATGACCACCCGCGAGCCGCGCTGGACGGAGACCGACCGGGCCTACGTGCGGGCGCTGCTGGACTACCGGGCCAACATCTGTCCGCTGTGTGGCCGTCAGGCCGATGAGTGCCAGGACCCGAAGACGGCCGGCAAGTGGCAGGTCATCGCGCGCACCTGCTGGCCATCGATGGTGGCCCAGTCGCAGGCCGAGAACGCCGGTCGCGGGGCGCTGTTCGCGACGAGACGCACGCCGGGGGTGGTCTAAATCGCCGACCGGACTGTAACTGTCGCCCTGATCGCCCGCATCGGCGACTACGAGCGCGGTATGGCCACCGCCAGTGCGGCGACCAAGAAGTTCGAGTCCGAACTCAAGGACCTGCAACGCCCGACGATGGAGCTCAAGCACGTCGGTGAGACCGCAGACGACGTCAGCCACGACCTGGACCAGTTGGCCGCCACCTCCGTGGTGGCCGGTCGCCGCATCGACGACATCGGCGACGAGGCTGTCGGCGCGGCGGCGAAGCTGGGCATCCTCGGCCACGAACTGGACTCGGTGGACCGCAAGGCCGGGTCGCTGGGCGGGTCGGGCGTCAAGGCCGCCAAGTCTGGGCTTGAGGCGTTGGGTGGGCTCGGCTCGAACCTGCGTGGCGCGCTGATCCCGGTCGCCGTCGGCCTCGGCGTAGCGCTGGCCCCGACCATCGGCGCGGCGATCGCCGGCGCGGTGGTCGGCGGTGTCGGCCTGGGCGGTATAGCGGGCGGTATCGCGATGGCTGCCCGTGACCCACGGGTGAAGGCGGCCGGCGCGGACTTCGCCTCCCACGCCGGGGCCATCTTTGACATCGGCGGCCGTGCGTTCGTCCAGCCCACCATTGACAGCCTGCACATCCTGCAGCAGGGCCTGGACAATCTGCACCTCGGCGACGCGCTGGCTCCGCTGGCGAAGATCCTGCCGGATGTGGCGCGCGGCGTGGCGAACTTCGGCACCGAGGCGATGCCCGGCCTGAACCGGGCCATCACGGCGGCCGGTCCCGCGCTGAAACTGATCAGCGACGAACTGCCGAAGATCGGCGCGGCGTTCGGGGACATGGTCGGCGACATCGCCAGTTCCAAGGGTGCGATGGACGGCCTGCGGTTCATCCTGTCCGCCACCGAGAAGTCTCTGGGCTCGCTCGGGGTGCTGGTCTCCGGGCTCAGCAGCATCTTCCATGGCTTCGCGGCTGCGGGCGCCGAGGTGTCGGGTGCGATGGAGGACATCTCCGTCGGACCGGCGCACGAGTTCTTCGCCGTGATGAACAACGACCTGGAGGACATCCTCGGCACGGCGCCGAAGGTGTCCGCCGCATGGGCGCCGATCCCCGGCCGGCTGGCGGTGGGCACGAGGGCGTGGGCGGATGCACTGACGGCGCAGGCTTCGGCCGCCGCGGTGTCTGCCGCCGCCACTCAGGCGCTGACCGCCAGTTTCCAGAATGCGATAGGCGCGGCTGACGGGCTCATCACGGTCTGGGACGAGCTGCACGGTAGGACGCTGTCTGCCGACGAGTCGCTGCTGGCGGCAAAGAAGGCCGTGGACACCCTGGCCGAGTCGTTCAAGCGCAACGGTGGCGCGATCAAGGGCAACTCCGAGGCGGCCCTGGAGAACCGGATCAACATGGCCAAGGCGGGCGAGGCCGCATCGGTTGCCGCGCAGAAGTATTTCGACGCGACCGGGGACATCGACGGCGCCCGGAAGATCATGCGGGATCAGCAGAAGGCCGCCGAGGACGCCGCAGTGGCCAACGGCGGCAACGCCCGGGCCGTGCACGACCTCGCGGGCGAGATGTTCAAGATGCCCAAGAGCGTCAAGGCGACGATCACCGTGGCCGGCACGCAGACGGCCAAGAACGCCGTCGACGCGCTGATCAGGTCGATCAACAACGTGCAGAGCAAGACGGTGTACGTGCGGACGATCGCCACCTCTGGCGGCGCGATCGCCAGCGCACGCGCGGCGGGCGGCCCGGTCGAGCCAGGCGTGCCGTACCGCATCAACGAGCGCGGCATGGAGACGGTGACCTTCCCCGCGTACGGGCAGGTGCATCCAGCCAGCCTGAGCCCCGCCCGTGCCTATAGCGGCGGCGGCAGTTCCGGCGGTTCGTCCGCCGCCCAGCGCCTGGCATCCATCACGGTCACCGGCAGTGCCCTGATGAAGACCCTGATGGCGGAACTGCAAAGAGAGATCCGCACCAACTACGGCGGCGTAGTCGCGGCGCTGGGCTGAGAGGAAGACCCCCAATGGCGTTCAAGGCGTGGAACAGCCCGATGCCGACTACCGCGGCGCAGGCGTCAGTCACCACCGGCACGGCCATCAAAACCATGCTGCAACTGTCCACGCCGGCCACCATCATGCTTCAGGTCATCGCGTGGGGATTCACGATGGACGACCCGCCCGGTGCGGACGCCGTCGTGGAACTGCTGCAGACCGATGTCGCCGCCACCGTCACCGCGCATGTGGCGGCAGGTGTGCAGAACCAGAACCCGAACGGCCCCGCCTCACTGCTGACGTTGGGCACGGCCGCGACCGGCTACACCTCCAGCGCGGAGGGCGCCACCGCGGCCGCGCGGGTGTTCGACGCGGTGTCGCTGAGTTCGACATCGCAGGAGTCGCCGCTGGTGTACGCCTACCAGTACATGCCGGACGAGCGGCCATGGGTGCCCATCTCCAAGTTCCTGCGCGTACGCGTCACCACACCAACCACAGCCGTTGATATGCGCTGCTGGGTGGTCTGGAACGAACTGGCGGGCTGATGCCCGCAAGTATTGCCCCGCTGGTCGCGGGCGTCGCCCGACGGCTGGCTAGCCTCGCGGTTTCGGCACCCCCGGTCACGTTCCCGGTCACGCTGCTCGGCCACCTGGTGGAAATCGCGCCCGGCGCTGACCTGACCGCCGACCCGTCCACGTGGACGTGGGTGGACATCACCGCCTGGTGCCGCGCGGCGGGCGGAATCCGCACCACCCGGGGCCGCCCCGACGAGGCGTCCACCGTCCCGCCGTCGAACTGCCAGCTCATCGTCAACAACACCGCCGGCGACTTCGTGATCGACAACCCCTACGGCACCTGGTATCCCGACCTCGACATCGGCACGCCACTGCGGGTGTCGGTCAACCCCGGGTCGGGCCTGGCCCGACGGTTCACCGGCCGCATCTACGACCTGCCGCCGCGGTGGGATCCGTCCGAGATCGACAGCACTGTGGCGATCACCGCGCAGGGCGTGCTGCGGTCGCTGCGGCAGGGCACGCCAGTGGCGGCCGACCCGATCAGCACCACCACCGTGACGGCCTCGCCGATCGCCTGGTGGCCGTGCACCGACGCGGCGTCGGCCACATCTATCGCCTCAGGCCTGCCCGGTGGCGCGCGGGCGACCCTTGAGGGCGGCGTCGCGCATCATCTGCATGAGGTGGCCGGCCCGGACGGGGTGAGCCTGTACCCGGGCATGGATCCCGGTGGCGGGCTGATCCGCGGTTCGGTGCCTACGACCACGTCCACGTCGTGGACTGTCACCGCGATCCTCAAATGCGACACCCTGTCCTTCGACAGCGACATGATCAAATGGACTACGGGTCGGCTGTGGTTCCTGCGCTACAACTCGGCCGGCACGGTCGCGATCCTGTCCTCCCCCGACGGCGACACTCTCGAGACGACCGTCTGCTCGGCCAGCGTGTCGGTGGAGGACAACGCGTGGCATACCGTGCGCTGCTCGGCCGTCACATCCGGGGCCAACATCGCGGTCAGCATGTACGTCGATAACGTCCTGAAAGCCACGGGCACGGTCGCGTCGGTCACAAACACGAAGGTCACGCAGGTGACCGGCGGCGATGTTCCCACCGCCTCCGACGGCATCCAGGCCATCGGCCAGATCACCGTCTACGACACCGACAACCCGACGACGCTGACCTCATCCTCGACGTCGGGTCAGGCTGCGACCGGCTACCTCGGCGAGCAGGCCCCGGTGAGGTTCAACCGGCTGCTCGCCGCGGCCGGCTACGCGGTGGCACCGGCGGCCTGGCATGGCGTGCCGATGGGCGCGCAGTCCACGTCGACGCTGCCGGAGCTGCTCGACGAATGCGCCGACGCGGAGATCGGGGTCATCACCGACACCGTCGACGGCCAGTTCGACCTGCACACCCGCTCACGGCGGGAGAACGCCGAGGTCACGCTGGCGTTGGACCACGACTCGGGGCACCTGACCGACAACTTCGGACCGGCCAGCGACGACCGGCTGTTGCGCAACCGGTGGACGTTGACGCGTGAGGGCGGCGACAGCGTCACCGAGGAGGACGCGGCGTCGATCGCCAAGCGCGGCCCGTACGTGGACTCCAAGACGGTCAGCGTCCAGACCGACGACCTGCTGTCGCCGTTGACGCAGTGGCGGCTGCATCTGGGCACGGCCGGCGGCCTGCGCCACCCGCTGATCACGGTCAACCTGGCCGCCCACCCGGAGCTGATCCCGGCGGTGCTGGCGTGCGACATCTCCAGCCGGATCACGATCGACAACCCGTCTCCGGGTTTGGCCCCGGACCAGATTGACGTGCTGGTTGAGCAGATCACCGAACTCATAGACCCCGGCGCGGGCGTCTGGCAGGTGGCCTTCGCCACCTCGCCGTTCGCGCCGTGGCGGGTCGGCGTGTGGTCGGGGCCGGTCGGGGATGCCGGCAAGTGGTCGGGTCGGTGGGACTGGGACACGGTCGTGCTGGCCGAGGATCTCGACACCACCGAGACGGCCGTGGACATCACCGCCACACCGCTGCTGGCCACCGGCCCGGCTGAGTACGCGCTGAACCCGCCGCTGTGGATCCGGGTGGGTGGCGAGCGGATGCGGGTCACCGACTGCTCCGGCGTCGCCAACCCGCAAACCCTGACCGTCGTGCGGTCCGTCAACACGGTCGTCAAATCCCACCCGGCCGGTCGGGCTGTGGTTATGGACGTCTTCTCCGGGCTGGTGCTCGGCTCGTGAGGGGAGCGATGTGACAGCGACCGCGGGAGCCGTTGCGCGAACGGGCGATCTCCAGACGTTGCACCAGGACACCTACACCCCGATCTTCACCGCGGCCGGGTCGGCTCTGGGCGTGGACGGTTTCATCGTCGGCATCTGGTGGCGGACCGGTAACCACATCCACGGCTGCGCCGATCTGAAAATCTCCGGTGTCGGGTCGGCCATCGCGGGTGCGTCGTGGCGGATCTCGCTGCCTTTCAACGCTGACCTGTCGCTGCATACGACCGGCGTGCTGAGCACCGCGTCGAGCATTATCGGCAACTTCCAGACCCATTCGTCGGTGTCCGGCGACTGCCTGTCCGGCGCGGTACTGCTCAGCGCCGCAGCCGAGATGATCTTTTACTATACGGGGTCGTCGGCCTCAATCGGGGCGCCCAAATTCACCGGCGCCATAGCCGGGGTTAAGGCCTTTTTCAGCTACGTCGCCGATCCGGCGCTGTTCTGATGGCCGTCACCACCTTCGCGGGCTGGGTCGCCGACGGTCGCCCGTGGGACCCCGCGTTCCCGGTCGACGACCTGGCCGTGTGTCTGCGCGGCTACGGCTACACCGTCTACATCCTCGGCAACCAGGACCACGCCACCGCACAACCGCCGGAAGATCATATGCCGTATTCCCACACCCCGTGGCCGGGTAGGCAGCCCTACCCGTACGTGCTGGCATGCGACATCATGCCGCCGCCGGCGGGCAAGGGGTTGCCGTCGCTGGCGCAACTGGCCGCGCAGCTATTCGCCGACAGACAGGCCGGCGTGGCCGGCGCGCTGTGGATCAAATACATGAACTGGGAGCCGTCCGGCGGTTCTGGCCCCTGCTTCCATGACTCGTGGCAGCCCAAGCACGCCCGCACCTCGTCCACCGACCGTGGACACATCCACATTTCCGGCCGCACCGACTTCGTCACCAGCCACGCCGCAGACGACTACGACCCGATCGCCCGCATCCGAGGAGACGACATGTCCGAGCTGTTCCCCGCGTTCGGCGACAAGGGTGAGGCCGTCAAGCGGGTCCAGGTCCAACTGGACACGCTCGGCTACACCATCGGTACGAAGGACGGCATATACGGGGCCACGCTCGCCGCGGCGGTGAAGAAGTTCCGCGCCGACCACGGCATCACGTCACCCGGCGACGGCAAGAAAGTCACCGGCTGGATGACCACCGCCATCGACGCCGACCTCAACGCGCTCATCGCGAAGGGCGACAAGGGCGACCCCGGACCGGCCGGTCCGACCGGGCCGAAGGGTGACGCCGCGGTGCTGGCTCCCGGGTCGACGCTGACTGTCACGTGAGCCTCTGGCTCTGGCTGCTGTTCGTGGTCCTCTTCGCCTGTCTGGTGGTGGCCAAGCTGCCTAAGGAGTGAGCTATGGCGGGGGCGCACCGGGCGGCGGGCGTGGGAGTCACCCTCCGCGAGTACATCGAGTCGCGCCTCGACGAGATGGACAAACGGTTCCGCGACGGCCTCGCCGCGCAGGACAAGGCCGTGCAGATCGCGATGATCGCCAGCGAGAAGGCCGTGGTGAAGGCTGAGGTCGCGGCAGAGAAACGCTTCGAGGCGACCAACGAGTTCCGCGGCCAACTCGCCGACCAGGCGGCCACGTTCATGCCGCGCGTGGAGGCCGAACAGCGGATGGCCGCACTGCTCGACAAGATCGACGATCTGAAGGGTTCGAGCAAGGCCGGAGCGCGTGCCCTCTGGGGCTATGCCGTCGGTGCTGTCG